TATACAATGATTTCATTGCTAAAGCCAACCCTAAGTCAGAGAACTAATAACACACTTAACGAAAAGGAACTAACCTTATGGCACAAATGCCTAAAGCAAGTGACCTATTTGGTGATGTAGCACCACGCGAAGCAGCAGAACTTCAAGAACAATATCTTGGAGAACTAAATAAGTCTTTCGCTAACGCTTCACATACACCGGGTATGGCTCCACAGGCTGACCCTGTTGCTCAATTGGAATCACTTGTTGCAAACAAGTCACTTTCACCTGATGCAGTTTCAGCACTTAACTCAGCACTAGCAACACAACGCACTATCTCAGCAGATATTGCTAAGGAAATTACACTTACATCTCCTCTTTCAACATCATTCGCGGCGTTTGACTTGGAAGCACCTGCAAAGTTGCTCACACCTCGTCCAACACCTTTGCGTAACAAGATTGTTCGTAAGAAGGGTGTCGGTACTTCACACCGCATTAAGCGCATCACAGGTTACACAGGTACAGGTACTGGCGGACAAGGAAACATCTGGCCGGGAATTACACAGTTCACTCAGAACGATTTTGCTCCGGGTGCTGGTACTCCACTTCTTTACGAGCGTGGACCACAGATTTCCTACACAGCGGATGACTTAGTTCTTCCGTACAACTCATACTCACTATCTGACCAAGTATCTTTTGATGCTAACTTCTCAGGTATGGGTTACCAAGACCTTCGCCAACTATCATCAACTTCAACTCTATACGCAACAATGCTTATGGAAGAACGCATGATGCTAATGGCTCGCGGTACAGGTTCAGGTTACTCAGGCGCACTTGCTGCACCTGCAACAGTAACTCTAACTTCACCAGTTGCGTCAGGTTCACAAACAGCACTTGCAGCAACAACATATTATGTATATGTAACTGCTGATGCTGGCGCATTTGGACAGTCTGTTGTTTCAACAGTTCAGTCACACGCAGTTTCAGCGGGCGATGTTCTACAAATCAATGTTTCAGCAGTAGCGGGTGCCATTGGCTACCGCGTTTATGTTGGTACAACAACAGGTACAGCAAACTGTACTTATCAGGGTCGCACAACAACTACACAATTTGTAGTACAAGGCGCCGCGTCTACACAGACAACTGGTAACACAGCACCTCTTACAACAACAGGCGCACTTGCTTCAACAGCGGCATCTGATACATCTGCATACGCAACAGGTTATGACGGAATTCTTCCAACAGTTCTTAACTCAAGCATTTCAGGTGCAATTAACAACATTGCTTCTACATTCTCAACTTCTAACCCAGGTGCAGAATTCCAGCAAGTATTTGGACAACTCTATGATGCTGTAAAGGCTGACCCAGATGAAATCCTACTTAACGGACAAGACCGCAAGCAACTTTCTGACACCATCAAAAATGGTTCAACTGCAAACTATCGTCTAAATCTTTCACAGACTGAGACAGGCGATTATGTTGGCGGTGCTGTTATCGGTGCATTAAACAACGAAATCACAGGCAAGATGGTAAACCTTACAGTTCACCCATGGTTGCCACAAGGCGTTGCTCCTGTACTTTCCTACACATTGCCAATTCCTGATACTGAGGTATCAGATGTATGGGCAAACATTCTTGTGCAGGATTACATGGGTATCCAATGGCCTGTTAACCAATTCTCATACGACTTCTCTACATACTTCCGCGGTACATTCATGTGCTACGCGCCAGCATGGAACGGCGTTGTATCAGGAATTGTCTCTGCATAATGTGTCTTGAATGTGGTTGCCATCAACCTGCCATTAATCATGGTAGAGATGATGTATCAACTGCTGAAATGACTACGCAAGAATAAAACTTAATAGTTCCTGAGCATGAATTAAAAAGGCTCACCACAAAATGATTCCCTTTCGTCCAACGGCAGGACAACAGCCTTTGAAGTTGTGAATCATAGTTCGAATCTATGGGGGGAAGCGCGTGTCAAAGATTATTGGTCCCAAAGGAATGAAGGAATTAGGCGTAAGTACCAAAACAGGTCAGCGAGTTTTACGGGCTGGCAGAGATGGCATGTTTAATGTTACTGACCCAAAACTTATCAAGAAATTAAAAGCAGAAGGTTTAAGTGAGGCAAGTGCAAGCGGTGTTACAACCGCTAAAGGTTATCCATGCAAAGCGTGTGGGTTTGGTTCCTTTTTCAAAAAATGTTCTAAGTGTGGAGAGATAAATGGCTAACGGATATGGGCAGACTACTCAACTATTAACAATTCCTTACCTTACACTTGAAGAATATAAAGCCGCACCTACGGCTATTGACCTAGACAATTTAGTTTTTGATTCACAAGACCCTGAGGTTCAAGACAATGAATTGCGCAATGTTATCGCTCGCGCATCATCTTGGATGGACACATTTTGTAACCAAGTATTAGGTGCAACGGTAGAGACGGAACAACAACGCTCCCGTATAAGCACAGATGGTTCTATTAGATTTCACCCACGCTTTAGTCCTATCGTGGCATTAACAACTTTTAATTATGGTTATCCAACAAACATGGCTTCTCTAGGCGATTGTTCTATTGCTTGGATTGAGGACCAAGAAATCATTATCCCTAATGCTAACTTAGGCAATTGGACTTCACAAGGACCACTATCTTTTGGCTCATACAACGGCGGACCAAGCAATCAAGTATTCTTAAATTACACATATGTTGCGGGGTACACAAATACCACGCTTGCGGTTGCATCAGTCGTAGGCGCAACCTCAGTTACAGTAGCAAACGGAACAGGCATTATTGCTGGTCAAATACTTTCAATTTATGATGGCATGAATACAGAACTTGTGACAGTAGCAAGCACTTATACCTTTGGTTCAACCACAGTACCGCTTACTCGCGCATTGGTTAATGCTCACGCTATTGGTTCATCATTTAGCGCATTACCACCTGCGATTAAGCAAGCGGCAATTCTTGTAACTACAGCAATGCTAAAAGTGCGTGGCGATAGTTCTATGACAATGATGGTTACAACTCAGCCAACAATGTCCACACCGGGGTCAGACCGCTTTAGTGATGAAATGAAAATTGCTGCCGACATCCTTCAGACCTACGCGAGAATTCGTTAATGACAGTAGGACGCGCCCAAGTAAGGGAAACTTTATACAACTACATAATGCCACCGCAGGTTGATGGCATTAACCAAGTTTTTACATCTTTGCCTAAGCGCATTGACTTTCAGATTAACGCTTTACCTAGCCAGCAAAGTCGCGTAGCCGCTGTCATATTTATTGAATCAGAGACAGAAACTCGTATTGCTCTTGGTGGATTTAATGGTGGAGATAACGGAATTCATGCAGGATGGAAGCGTGTTGATTACACCGTAGTAATTCAGTTATTCCAGCACTCATTGTCGCGTAGTGCCGAGGAAGCAATGGACGATTTTGACTATGTTATTGACGCCTTAAAACAACGGTTGCGTTCAAGCCACACTTTAGGAGACCCAACAGGCACCCTAGTTTGGCAAGGCGCGGAACCGCTTATAGATGTTGCATATGGTGAGCCTATTTCGCAAAAGGGAACAGCAACAGAAACATGGGCATCCATGAGATTTATCGTGACTCAGATGATTCAGGCATAAGGAGAAAAGCATGGCAACATTTACTTACCGAGGCGAGGGTGAACGCGTTTTCCCTAGCATTGGAATAACAGTAAAAGCAGGAGACAGTTTTGATGCACCAAGCGACTTTGATGCGCCTGATGTAATTCAAGTAAAGACAGTAAAGGCAGACACCGCCGTAACTAAGGAGACGAAAGAATGACAGTACAAAATACCGCACGGAGTTACTTAGGTATTGCCAAGGAAACAACCAAGGGAACACCTGTAGCACCAACAGATTTCATCCCAGTAAAATCATCATCATTAAAGCCAGCCGATATCATTGGTGAATTGCTTGCAGATGACATGGCACAAGGTTCCTTAGTTAAGGACTATGCTTATGTTCAGGGTCGCAGTAACTCAACTTATGACTTTGGTGGACCAGTTTATCCTGACACAATTGGATATGTTCTTGGTGGCGTACTTGGTAGCGTGGCAACAACAGGTTCAACTGCGCCATATACCCACACAATTAGCCTAAAAAATGCAACAGCAACGGGCGCAGATGCACAACCAACAGCATTTACACTTACAGATTTCTATGCAGCAAATGTTCGCGCATATCCGGGAATTCAATTTAGCGACTTTACAATGAAGTTTACAGCAGATGGACTACTTGATTATGATGCGAAAGGTACTGGCTGGTTATCTGCCGCGGCATCCACACCAACACCTACATTCTCAACAGTATTACCTACACCAGTTTGGCTGGCAACAGTTTCAATTGGTGGCTCTACCGTATCCAATGTTGTTGATGGCGAAATTACAATGTCTCGTCCAGTCACACCTATCTTTGGTTTGGCTAATACAAAAGACCCATACCAAGTGTTCTTGGGTGCTTTGGAAACTAAGGGCAAAATCAAGTTTGTTATGGAAGCAGACACAGAACTTACTCGTTACCTTACAAACACACAGCCAGCAATCACAATGAATTGGTCACAAGGTGCTGGTGCATCAGCAACACAGATTTCATTTACAGTTACAAAGGGTGCTTACACAATGGCGGTTATTGACCGCTCTAAGGACTTTGTTGAGGTAGATGTAGATGTTCGCGCTATTGCTAACACGACAGATGCAGGTTCATCTGGTGGTTATAGCAACATTAAGTGGACACTCCAAAATGCTAAGGCTTCAGGTACTTACCAGTAACCTGAGACAATGTTGGCTGGGGTAGGCCGCCTTCCCCTACCCCAGTTCAACCTAACAACCAACGAAGGCAGATGGAAGGAACCATGTCAAAAGTAATTACACTCCCAAGTGGGGCTACCGCAAAAATGCGTGACCCTGCTACCTTGCTTATGAAAGACCGCAATAAAGTTTTATCTATTGCAAACGAACAAGAAGGAATGATGCAAGCGGTTGCATTACAAAATGGTTTAATTGCCGTAATGGTAGTTGAATGGTCATTTGATTTAATTCCACCAGCAATTAGAATTGTGTCATTAGAGGAATTAACGCCATTGGATTACCAAGCGTTGTCAGACGAAGCATTAAAAGCACAAGATTATTTATTTCCTAATGTCACAGAAGGAAACCCAGACGACCCAAAAGCGAGTACCGCAAACTCCAACGCTTAAAAGATGTTCTGCGGGGTAGTTCGCGGCATGAAGATATGGAATATCCAGATGAATTCTGGGAATACTATATTTGCGCAAAAGAATTTGGCTGGACACCTGAAGAAGTGGATAATCAACCTGTTCGCATAGTTTCTTGGGTCATAGCAATTCACAATATTGTAGTAGAGGTGGAGAATGAGCGAATCGGATAACCTTCCACAAGTTGTTGCCGCCATTAAAGCGTATGAAATGCGAGTAGATGTTTTGCTTGGTTCAGCCGCCGCAGAAATTGGACAACAACTGGCTGGTACCGCTATGCGACAAATTCAAGGTGACCGCAAATCTGTTGGTTATCCCGCCGTGTCAGGACAACCGCCAATGAACTACACAGGTAACTTGCGCCGAAGCATTAAAGGGTCAAGTAGCCGTCTTGGGTTTGGCATTTATACTGCACAAGCGGGCGCGTACATGGTTTATGCAAGAGCGGTTGAATTTGGTGGCGCACCTACTTGGACAAATGGGCAAAAGTTTCCTTATATGGAACCTGCGCTAGACCAATTTAGACGAACAAATACTATTCAAAGAATTATTGCTAAATACATGAGGAGAGCATAATGAGTGAAATTCCACCATTAAGTGTACGCGTTACAATTGATGCCTCAGGTGTTCAAGCAGGTGTTGGCAAAGCAACCGCAGGTTTGGAGCAAATTAGTACCCGCGCAAGCAAACTAACTACGGCATTTGGAAGTCTAAAAACAACCATGCTGGGTGTGCTGGGCGGTAACTTACTTACAACTGGTGTTATGGCAATTGGTCATGAACTAAATGCAATGAAACAAGAAACAATTGACCTTGAAACATCAACTGTAAGATTGAATCAATCTTTATCTACTATTGGAATTACCAGTAAAGCAGCGCAACAAGAAGTATTTAACACCGCAGATGCATATTATCAATTAGGTTTTCAAGGCTCACAGGCTGTTATTGCAATGGGAACACTTGTCACCGCTACTCGCGATGTATCGCAGTCTACAAAACTTATGGCAATGGCGGCTGACCTTGCTCGATATAACAAAAACATTGGCACAATTGATAATGCCGCAAAGATTTTAGCAAGAGGTACACAAGGTTCAGCCAAGGCATTTAAGGAACTAGGCATAACTCTTGATACAACTATTCCTAAAAACAAGGCTATTACTAAGGCGTTTGACGAACTAAATGCAAGAATTGGCGGACAGGCTATTGCTTACTCCAAGACTTTTGCTGGACAAATGGATATCCTTAAGGAGCGCCTAGACCAAGTATTTCAAACAATATCCGCCAAAGTTTTGCCTGTATTAGCAGCCTTCCTAAGATACATAACCAATAATGGAACTGCATTACTAATCTTTGGAAGTATTGTTGTCGCCGTTATCGCTGTTATTAAGACATACGGAATAACGGTGGCGGCAATTAAGTCAATTCAACAAGCCTATGCCTTTTGGACTTATGCACAGGCTGCTTCAACAAATGTACTTCGTTTTGCGGTTTCCGCTTTATGGACAACCATGAAAGCAAATCCTATTGGGTTTATTGTTGCCGCGGTTATGGCGCTTGGCGTTGCTTTTGTAGCCGCATGGAATAACTTTGAAGGTTTTAGAAAAGGAATCATCAAAGGTTTGCAGATTGTAATTAACGGATTTGGGTATCTTGTCGGTGCGGTATCAAAGGCTCTGGAGTTGTTAGGCAAAATACCTGCATTTGGTTGGGCAAAAAAAGCCGCCGAAGGTGCTAGCAACCTAGCAAAATCTGTACGCGAGTATTCCGACTCTCTTGATAAGTTAGCAAACAAGAAAATTAAAACACCAACATTGGCGGGATTTGTTAAACCCGGAGACCCTACTGGAATTAAAGGTAATGTTCCGGGTGGCGATGCAATGAAAGGTGGCGGAAGCGGGTCGCAAACAACTCAATATGTAACGGTGTATGCTTCTAATACTAACGACATCTACAAAAAGTTATCCAAAGCCGCTAAAACTGGCGTACCGATTGGTGGTAAGTAATGCCTCTGGCTAATTATACATTTGTCTTTAGAGATTTTGTTATTGGAACAGGTACTTCATACTTGGTTACTAATGTTGAAGGGCTTGGCGGAACAGCGCCGTTGCGTATTCAAGATGACAACCGAGGCTACATAGATGGCTCATATAGTGGACGCGATTTTTATGATGAGCGTACTGTATATATTGATGTCACGGTATTAGGTGATTCCAGCACCACGGCACAAGCAAACTATAAGGCTTTACAATTGGCTTTTGCACCACAACCACTTGGTTATTACAACAACCCAACAGGACTAACGCCTGTTGCTGACCAATTATCAATGTTTAATTTCCGCTTAAACGGCAACACAGGCGATATGCAAATGTACGGGCGCAGTCGTGGTTTGCAAACACCTTTGGATGCTGACTTTGCTTATGGATACATTAAGACTCGCATCATGATGTCATTTCCAGACCCACGCTATTACACGCTAACTGCTACTACGGTAACAGGTACAACTACATCTCTTACAAATAGTGGCTGGGCAATTAGTTGTCCTACTATTGTTTTGACCACAAGCGCGACAAGCGGTGAAATTACAGACGGCACAATTGGTTCACCTAATGATGGCAAAACGCATATGTACTTTGCTAACATGGCAGTAGGTAAGAACCTGCAAGTTGATTTACTTACCCGCATTGTTTATTACGATACTTACCCTGCGCGTAACATTTTAACGGCGGCATCTAACGGTTGGTTACAATTAAATCCAGCAACCGCCAGCGGTGCAACAACCGCTAGTTGGAAAAGCAATATTGGTTCTATGACTACTGTGTATAGAAGCGCATATATCTAATGGCACAAGCAGAGTTTCGCTATGTAACAACTAACTTATGGCAATCAGGCGCAACAGCCAATCCAATTATTTCAGAGTTGCCTTTTACTGGCGTAAACTTTACTTCGCAACTAAACTCAGTAGGTAGTTTTCAAGGTCATGTTCTTTTGTCAGGTATAAACTCAGAACAATCAAATGCTTATGACGGCACAACCCCCGGTAAAACTATTTTATATGTTTTGTATACCGACCCTGAAACTTATACAAGCGTTCCTGTTTGGTCTGGCGTTATCTGGGCGCGTGAATATGACAGCACAACACAAACTTTGAGCATTAGCGCGCAAGAGATGATGTCGTTATACAACCGCCGCCGTATTAGTACCACCAAGGACTATTCAGCCACTAATTATGACCCGTCTTATATTGCGCAACAACTTATGCAATATGCCGAAGGATTAACGCATGGCAAAACTGGGTTGGATACAACCTCTTTTGTAAGTGCTACTCCGTATGTCACAAAAAAGAAATATGAAGGCTATGAATTAAAGTCTGTGTACCAAGCGGTTAAGGATTTGGCTGCTGGGTATTTTGACTTTGCAATTAAACCTATGGTCGCTAGCGGAGTCCTAAAAAACTTTTTGTACATTAAGTACCCATTAGGTAGTACCTATTCAACAACAGACCCATATGCAACCGTGTTTGAATTTCCCGGAAATCTTATTGAATACAAGTTTCCTGAAGATGCTTCAAGTGCCGCCAATAAACTTTACGGTTTAGGGTATGGAAATAACACTACGCAATATGTTGCCGTTGCTATTGACCCAAGCAAGATAACAAGTGGCGATTGGCCATTATTGGAAGATACAGCAAGTTACACCGACATTGGGCAACTACAGTTGCTTAAGGACTTAACGCTAGGGCAACTTAACGCAACTTCTTATCCGCCAACAACTATTGAAATTGTTATCCCACCTTACATTGCGCCTATTTACCCAAGTTACCAAATTGGTGACCAAGTTCGATTAAGCATCAAAGATGACTATTTTCCTAACGGTATAAACTTTGGTAACAATAGCGACCCATTGCGCATCGTGGCAATAAGCGTAAATCCCGGGGAAAATGGACCATCACGAGTTACACTTACCCTCATAAGACCACTAGCGGCAGGAACGGTATCGTAATGGCATTTGTAAACATACCGCCTAACCTGCAAGATATGTTTTATGGTATTAATGACCGAATCGCTAAGTTAGAGACTGGTCCAAATCAGGCTTTGTACACGGCTGAATATGCGCAATCATTGGCTGAAAGCGCACAAGGTTCATCTTTAACCTCACAAACATTAGCGGCGGCGGCATATGCGCAAGCAGTTATTGCACAAGCGCAAGCGGTAGTAGCACAAGCAACCGCAAACACCGCTTATTTGGCAGCGCAAGTTGCCTCTGCGCAAGCAATTACAGCCAACAATACGGCTAACGCGGCGGCATCTCAGGCGACCATTGCACAATCGCAAGCCACTATTGCATCATCTCAGGCTACTGCGGCACAAGTAACCGCTAACGGAAAGAACAAAGTCTATTATTCAACAAGTGGACCCGGTGCCACCGCAAATACCGTTGGCGATATTTGGTACCAATACGGAGCATCTGGAACATATCTAAATAAAGTCATTGCGCAATATTCAGGCGCAGGTGGTACATCTTGGACATCAGTCACAGTATCAGGATTAGTTATTGCAAACATTGATGCTGGTTCTATTACAACTGGAACGCTTAGTGCAATTACAATTACCGCGGGTACAGGCGCAAACTCTTTTAATGTTAGTTCATCTGGTGTTATGTCTGCGCAAGGCGCATATATTAAAGGCAACATCACAGCAGACTCTGGAACTTTTAACGGGCAGGTTAATGCCACATCAGGTTATTTTGGAAGCCCAACAAATGGCTGGCAAATCAACGCTGGCGGTATTGCTGGTCTTGGTTCTGGTTATGTATCTGGCGGAACAATTCAAGGTACTAATTTTAACAACGGCAACGGAACTTTTTTTGTTAATTCATCAGGCGACATGGTTGCTCAAAGCGTGTATGTCAAAGGAGCAATATTAGGCACATCAGGTTATTTTGGCAATGTATCTAACGGTTGGAATATTGATTCCGCAGGTATAACAGGTATTGGCTCAGGTTACATTGCTGGTGGCGCTATTCAAGGCACAACTGTTACGGGCGGAATTGTTCAAACAAGTTCAAGCACCGCGGTTAAATTAGTTGGTTCTACAAATTCACTATCGTTTATGAACGCTGGAACTTATGTAGGGCATATTCTCAACCTAAGCAGTAGTGGTATTTTAATTCACTTAGGTGCGACCGCTAATTCAACCGCTGGTTCGTCATACCCTTATCAATATTTTGGCAGCAATTCTGTATATATGTCATCAATTGCTGGTACATCAATTTCATTAAGTACAGGCACTATTGGTTACCAAGCAACAACTCATAGTTTTTTTGGAAATATAAGTGCGGCTGATGCTTTAAGCGTAGACGGTTCAGTCACTTTTGGCACATCAAATACTTTTCAATATCTTTCAAGTACAGGCACATTGCGTTCTCTTTACACATGGGGAGTCATAAGAAGTACGGGCGTTCGCACATTACTTATTGACAATAGTGGAAACTTTGGAACAGCAGCATCCACCCGAAGAAAAAAGCATGAAATTGAATCTTACAAAATTAACTCTAACGCTTTATTACAGTTGGATATTAAGACATTTAAGTACAACCTTGATGTAGATGCTGACCAAACAACTCAATATGGCTTTATTGCGGAAGATGCACAAGACCTTGGGTTGAATGAACTTATTCAACTGGATGCACAAGGCATACCCGACTATTTTGCTTACGACAAATTGCCTATCTTTTTGTTACAGTTAGCACAAGAACAAGATGCACGACTAAAGATACTGGAAGGTAAATAATGGATAAAGAAGTAGATGTAAATGAAGTTCTAAAACATATGCGCGAAACTATTGGCATCCAAGCCCAAGAAATTGCCGTACTTAAAGCAACACTAGAAACACACACCGCTAACTCATAACCGAAAGGTGCAATATGTCACCCCAGAACTGGGCAAGTTTAATCGTATCCATAATCGCAATTGCAACTGCTTTTGCTGGTTCGGTTAGATGGCTTGTTAAACATTATCTTAACGAACTTAAGCCCAATGGCGGAAATTCATTGCGCGACTCTGTTAATAGACTAGAGGCACAGCAAGAAATTATACTAAAACTATTGGAGTCAAGATGAGCCAAAAAAATCAATTTGTTATGACAGCCCGTACTGAAATTGGTACGGTAGAAGGTCCAAAAGATAACGAGACCAAGTATGGCGCTTTTACTAAAGCCAACTTTCAGCCATGGTGCGGTTCGTTTGTTATGTGGTGTGCGGCGCAGGTAGGTCTAAAAATCCCTAGTGTGGTATCCACAACTGATGGTGCTACCAAGTTTCAAGGTACTGGCGCGTGGTCCAATGCGGCTACGGCTAAACCTACTGTGGGCGATTTGGTCTTTTTTGACTTTGCAGAAGGCGGAAATCCCATTGACCATGTTGGAATTGTGGCGCGTAATAATCAAGACGGCACAGTTACCACCATTGAAGGCAACACCTCAGGGGATAAGAAAAAGTCCGCCAGCGAGCGCAATGGTGGCGAGGTAGTACAAAAGGTTCGTGCCTATCGCGCAGATAACAAAAAAGGATTACCAGTATTTATTGTTGGCTTCGGAACACCGAAGTTCAAAGACTAGGAGAAAATATGAAGTTGAATGCTAAACTATTTGAAGTATGGGGAAAGTACCTTGTCTATAGCGCGGTTATGGCTGTTGGCATTATTGGTAAGTCACCATTAGATTTTAATACGCACGACTGGAAGCAGACTGTTAATGCCGTCTGGATTTCATTGGTGCCAGTAATCATCAAGTGGGCTAACCCAAATGATGAAATGACTCTCCTTAAAAAATAATTAGACACGCTTAATTGCCCCACCTTGCCTAACCGCGGGTGGGGCTTTTTTGTTGTATCCTTTTACTACTTTAACGGAAGGATTAACGATGGCGTTAGCGGATTCATTAAAGAAGGCTACAGACTCGGCTCCACGCAACCAAGTTTGCTCTGTATTAAAGGCAAAGGAAAAAATGACCAAAGAGGACATTGCGACATTAGAAGTGGCAATTGCGGATAGGTCAATTAAGGCAAGCGTATTAGGTAGGGCATTACGCGCTGAAAAGATTGATGTTACAGAAGGCACAATAACGCGACATAGGAATGGCTGGTGCAAGACCTGTGGCGCTAACTGATGCTCTAAACGAAGAACAAGGCAACGAGGAATCCGCCGAACTTCGCAAAGCATTAGTCCAAGCGCAGAAACAACTAGCCAAAGCCAAGTTGCGCAATGATGAATTAGTTACAGCCACGCACCGAGGCGCATATGAGGCTATGTTGGCTTTAGGTAAAGTCCAACCAGTACCAGCACCAGCAACCGATAAGCGCAAAATTAAATCCGAGGTTGCTCTTATCCATTCAACCGACTGGCAAGGTTCCAAAGTAACTTCATCTTACAATAGCGAGATTATGCGTAACAGAGTTATGCAATTCTCGGACAAAGTAGTACACCTTACAGAATTACAACGCCAGCACCATCCAGTTAAAGAGTGTGTGGTTATGTTTGGCGGCGATATGGTTGAAGGTTTATTTAATTACCCAGCGCAATTATGGCAAATTGATAGTTCGTTATTTGGACAGTTTGTAAATGTATCGCGCCTTTGTGTTGATTTTGTGCGCTCGCTATTGGCTAACTTTGAAAAAGTAACTGTCGTTGCTGAGTGGGGTAATCATGGGCGAATTGGTGGCAAGCGTGCCGAAGTTCCAAAGAATGACAATGTGGACAGAATGGTTTATGAAATGTCGCGTCAGGTACTTGCTGGCGAAAAAAGATTAGTCTGGGAAGATTGTCCAGAGGATATACAAGAAGTTGAAATTGGAAACTATCGCGCTTTACTAATGCATGGTGATGAACTAGGTCGGTCAGGGTTTGCTAGTCCTGCGGCTTGGATTGCCGGTGCGAATCGTTGGAAAGCGGGAGCGCATGACTACGATTTTCACGATATTTATTTAGGTCATTACCACCGCCACGCACAAGAACCTATACAAAAGCATTACAACATTTATTGGACAGGTTCTACAGAATCCGACAATAGATATGCGCGTGATTCCATGGCGGCAAGTGGTATGCCTAGCCAACGATTACATTTTGTAGACCCAATTAAAGGTCGCATCACAGCCCAGTACCAAGTTTGGCTTGATTAGCCAATCCCTGAACCAAGGTCGCGGACAGAGATGGCTATTGCTAGCCAATCCCGTCACCGTAGTTATGCGGTATAGAATGGGAGCCGAAGCCCAGTTGCGCCATATGTAGGTACTGATGGGTAACTTATCTAGGCAACTCGTATTAGATAAATCAGTCCTACTCGCCAGTTTTCGATATCAGGCTCGCTTGGTAGATGACAAGAAAATAAGTCCCCGTATGACGGCTCCACCGCGGGTATCAGCCGCGCCCAAGGTTCTGACCACCTTGATAGTGGGTGGAACCATATACCCATAAATAGGAAAACACCGCAACGGTCAGAGTCACGGCGTTTCCTAAAGTCATGGCGCATATAGCCGCATGGACTCAGACCTAACCTTACATCCTGTTATCAAAAAGTTACAAAAGAAACGCCGATGGTTGTTTACATGGCAGGTCAAACAATGGATAGTTAAACCATCAAACCACACGGGGTTCGATAAAACTAGGAGGCAAAAATGGTTACAACATCAACAACATCATACGAATTTAATGCTGGTGACCAAGCACCATTTAATCACAAAGCATCACACGCCGCAGACCAAGAATTTTGCTATGTATGTGGTCGCAAACTTGGTGCAAACCCACTTTACTTTGAAGTAATTGAAGGTGGAGATTTACGCTTACAAAATGGAACAGAGTACGACATCCAAAATGACCGCGGTTATATGGGATGCTTTCCAGTTGGTTCAACTTGTGCAAGTAAATTTGCACCAAACATTTTGTTTCACATGAAGGACTTTGGAAAGGCAGGTGCATAAAATGACATGCACATTATGCGACAAAAATGGTTACTACGGTTTGAACTTGCTTAACGGAAAACATATTTGTTTCAAATGTATTGATGAAATTAAAAAATTTCAATACTACGCACCAATGCCAAATCAAGAACAACCAGACAATTACTTTCCACAGATAGGAGCAAAATAATGACTACAAACAAAATCAATCGCTCAGTATTTGTAGAAGCAAGACTATGGTTTGACAAATCAGGTGGCAATTCTTACTTTTCTGCTCGCATATGGGTAGACGGACATATCGTATCTGTTCTGCCATTTCAATATGGTTATGGCAACCAATATCTTTACGAAGCAAACGAGGAACTTATTCGCTTAGGTTACATCGCGGGTGAATTCAAAGGTCGCCCGTTGTGGGTAAGCACACGCGAAGCATTAAGCGTGGACATGTATTACTCTGAATCATATGGACTAAAAAAAGATATGTTCAAAAGCGAGGTGGCATAGTCATGCAAACATTTTTACCTTACAAATCATTTAAGCAATCAGCGCAAGTGCTGGACAATAAGCGATTAGGCAAACAACGCGTAGAAGCGTATCAAGTTATTCGCGCATTATGTGGCGAAAGTAAAGGTTGGGTACATCATCCTGCAACAGTAATGTGGCGCGGGTACGAAAATTACCTATGTAAATATGGCGCAATTATGTGTATTGAATGGATGCAACGCGGGTTTAAGGATTCGCTACTTAAAGAATTCTTGGATTACTACGAGTTTTTTGATGAAATTAAACCGTGGTGGTATGACTACGAACCTTTACATATTAGTCATCAATCCAATCTGTATCGCAAAGACCCTGTGCATTACTCCATGTTTGCGGATGCACCTATAGACCTACCCTATGTTTGGTGCGAAACGCCCAACACATATCATTTAGGCACAAACCGCGAGGTTGTTTACATCTAGTCGAAATCCAATTACTATAGAACCACGGGCAAGGCGCCCAGCAAGTTAATCAGGAGGCAAACAAATGGCACAATATACAAATACAAATGGTCAAACAATAGTTACACAAGGAACACGCTACACAATTACATCAGCAAACGGAAACATTCAACGCACCGCTGATATTTCTAACTGGTCAAGCAACGCAGAACAATGGATTGATAACGACATTAAATCAGGTCTGTATCAAGGTTTTGTTAAGGTAGGTGCTTAACATGGCTAGTTTTAATTTAGATGATTACGAAACAGTACATCAAGCATTAGTTAGATTGTACAAAGATTTCCCCGCAGCGCGAGTGCTTACAAATAACACAACACCCGAAGGCGTACTAGACCGATACGAATTCAAGGCGGAACTATATTTAGACCGCGATGATGTACGCCCAGTTGCTACTGGTTGGGCATACGAGGTTATTGGTTCTACAAATGTAAACAGAACTTCGGCCATGGAAAATTGTGAGACGAGCGCAATCGGACGCGCGATTTCCAACTCGGTATTGGTATTAACCAAGCCAAACAACAACAGACCCTCACGCGAGGAAATGGAAAAAGTTCAGCGCATGAGCAAGCCGCAACATACGCCTGAACAAGAACAACTAGCAATCGAAGCATTTGGTCAGATAGCGGACATTAAAGACATTGACGAACTAAAGAACTTTTATGCTGGTGCGCAACAGGCTGGTTTGTTGCATATATCTATTGACGGCAAGACATTATCCAGTTTGATTTCTGCTCGCAAGAAGGAGTTAGACAAATGAGAACAAAACGCTATTACACAATTCGTTCGATAGTTCGCTATTCGATTTGGGTTCCATTGTTCGCATATGTTTATCTGTCGCTAATTATTGGATGGGCAAACCTACTATGATTGAACATCCAGAAGGTCGCATCCTCGCAATACAACAGCAAATGTTTTTTGCACAAATACTGGCTGAAAAAATGGACATGGAAACCGAAGTCATTTTGCGCAAACTAGCGATATCAGGACTCAGCCTGACAATGGATACCAATGAGGTTGCGGTTGATGCCGCGGCAATTTTGCCTAATCTTGGCAAATGGAAATCACGCTTGCAGGTGGTTCCTAAATGAGTTTGACACCTATGCAAGTAGAAAAACGACTGGTTGATTTAACCAAAGAGGTTGATGAAGCCCACAATAGTTTGGTTAATGCCGAGCAGGTTTATCACACCAGCAAAGCATCATTGGAAATTGCTATGGCGCGCTCGCGTATGTCCGTTAGCCACCCTGACTTCAAACTAACCAGCGTACAGCGTGACGACCAAGCACTTATTGAAAATGCGGAATTGCATATGCAGTTAGCCATAGCAGAAGCGCAGGTAAAAGCATCTAGAGCAAACGCTAATAGAATCCGCACACAGGTAGATATCGCTCGGTCTATCTCTGTATCCGTTCGAGCAAGTATGGAGTTGTAATGGGTTACCTAAAAGATATCAAAAGCACAGGGTTTGTTTTTGCTACTCACAGTTTGTTGTTCTTTAATAAGTTTTCTTTAAAACTAAAGTCCATCTTTATTTGCAGAAAACAAGGACATTTATTTGATGACCTTATGCACGAATGTTACATTTGTTACACAGAATCGGATGACTAAGTGGATATAAGCGCATTATTGAAGGTAGCCCTAAACGAGCATGATGATGCGCGTGAACGGTCACAACAAACCGAATTAGGTGCATCATCCGTATATGGGTGCAAACGACAGGCTTGGAGTATTTTGCGACAAGTTCCTAAAACAAATCACAATACCGAATCGCTTGCGGCAATTATTGGTACTGCCGTTCATGCGACCATCGCAGAGGCTATGAAAAACGCAGACCCATTTGGTGAGGACTTTCTTATTGAACAAGGATTTTCTACGCCTGACCTAAAAGGTCATTGCGATTTATTTATTAAATCCACAGGTACGGTAATTGACTGGAAAACAACTACCAAGAAAAATGCCAGCAAATTTCCTAGCCAACAACAGCGTATGCAGGTGCAGTTATATGGTTACTTAATCGAAGAAGCAGGTTATAAAGTCAATACCGTGTCGCTGGTTGCAATTATGCGTGACGGACAAATGAAAGATATTAAAGTACATCAAGAACCCTATGACCGCGCAACCGCACTAGAAGGAATCCAATGGATAAAAGATTTACAAAATACAATTTACCCACCCGAGCCAGAGAGACCCAGAATATTCTGTAAGGATTTCTGTGAATGGTATGACTCGACAGGGGTAACGGGATGCATGGGCAAATAAAACGAACGGATGTTGAATGGGAACGCGCATCATGCAGAGGGTTAGACACGGATATGTTTTACCTTATGCGCACCGACTTGCTGGTGGATGGGCTGACCTATAACCACCTAAGGCGTATTTGTTTTAGTTGTCCTATTCAAAAAGAATGTTTGCAGATAGGTACTTCATTGGAACGCTACGGATTTTGGGGCGGCTTATCGGAAGAAGAACGCACCGCAATCTATGAAAACAAAGAAGGCAAGATTTTGTACCGCCTAAAGCGCGACCTGAAAATGTTGTCCATAGATTACAAATACTTACGAAACATTGTGCTTTCAGTAAAGCGGGTATTTGGTGAGTTTGACTATACGGGAAGGATGATAATTGAGCGACCAACCAACTCAGGGCAAGCAAATACAAGACCTCATGAAGATTTACTTTGACAATTACACAGGAGTAATTGCACCAGCACGAGCGCAAATGGCTGGTCAGTTAGCGCAAATCCTTAAGGAAACCACCTTTGAGAAAATTGCACCGCTAGTTAAACAAGTAGCGATAGATGGGCAGACAGTAACTAGAGGCACTTTAATTTTTGCCGCTAAAAATAGTATGCCTAAACCTGCTACCAAGATACCTGACAGATTTAAGTCAGAGGATTTAGAGAACCGCGAGGCTGTTCCTATGCCTGATTATGTTAGGGAAGCCCTACGGAAGGGCTTGTTTAAGTCACCTGAGGCTGATTAGAGACCCGTACAGCCCATGATTGAGGAAATATATTGCGGGAAACCTTACGGCGTGTCTATTAGGCTGTGGTAACTGGTATGTAGTAAGTAATGTATGATTGTAAGGCAAAGGGGGAACTATGACAAGAGTTCTTAATGTTGCGCATCTCCAACTTGGGGATACGCTTGTGGATAACCACGCGCTTTATGTTGTCAATAACATAGAGCA